GAGGTACCTGTAGACCCTATGGACTTGTTACAGTGCGATAGCTGCCAGTAAGGTAATTTTGTTTGCCCCCTCTCTCAAGGGAAGAGACCCCCCAGGCTTAACGGCTTGGGGGGTCTTTTTTTGTTACCTTTTTGTGAGATTCCTAATTAGGTGTTTCGTTACAGGTGGTGGCAGACTGTAGACACAAAGCAACACCACCTAGAGAGAGGTAAACAAAATGATTGAAACAGGAACGATTGTAAAAGTCTGGTACTCGAGCGGGCCTGCAGTAGTTGGCAAGTTTGCGGGAATGGTTGACGGATACTACACAGTAGAGGGCAACGTGGGCCGCTACGCATATATTGAAATTGTGGGAGGCTAATCAAAATGGGACACTATAAAAACCTCGAGGTTGCTATGCAAGACGACGTAACTCGTTACCACAACTGGTACGAGGCGGTTGGGCACACACTCGACGCGGTTACGTGGGCTTGGTTGGATGAACGTAGCGAACGGTTGTGGAGCGCGATAGAGCTTTGGGAGCTGAGCCCATACCAGGCAAAACGCGCCGTAGATCACGTCGCTTTACAACCGGTGACGCGGGCGCAAGCTCTCGCCGCCGAACGTAACCAAAAACGTAACGTACAACTATCGAGCCTGGATTGGGCTTTAGCGTTTATCGGTATCGCCTTTTTTGGGTTGCTCTCGTTGACACTATTCGTTATGGCCGTGACGTGATGGGTTGGGTGTTAATGGTAATTGGGGCCGGGTTTTTGTTTGCCCCTGGAATGGTTGACCCGCTGGCACCTATCAACGGTGCCTCGCTTATTGGCTTAGTGTTGGTTGGTTGGGCGACCGTACGACTTGTAAGCGGTCGACGGTGAGCTACGACTACAGCGACCTTATGCGCGCAATTATTGACGAGGGCAGCGAGGTGCCTTGTATGACCTGGCCAGACTTGTTCTTTCCCGAGCTTGGGGAAAGCACCGTACGGGCTAAAAAGCTGTGTGGGTCGTGCCCGGTAAAGTTACAATGTCTCGAGTACGCTTTGGACGCCGGCGAGAGTATCGGTGTCTGGGGTGGCACGAGTGCTAAAGAGAGATGGAGGCTAAAAAATGCAGGTAGTTAGCACAGGTAACCGGGTTTTGGTTACCGCTACAGATAGTTGGAATATGGAAGAGGGCCGGCTTGTGCTGACCCTAAAAGAGGCGCGCACGTTACGTATAGCGCTGGAAAATATGCGGCTAACGTTTGGTATTGAGGGGGTGGGCGAAGATGGCGAGGACGGTTAGAGCGCGTAGCACTGATCCGGTTACTTCACACTTGGCCGCTGACTCGGTAGACAACGTCACGGCGACGCAAGCGTATATTTTGCGGTGCTTGAAACGGCCACGTAACGACACCCAACTAATCGACGCTTACAGGGGTTACAAGACGGCACCTCGGGCGTCAGAGTCTGGTATTAGGTCGCGTAGGGCTGAGCTCGTAGATCGTGGGCTTGTGACCGATACGGGCCGTAGGGTGCTTTTAAACTCTGGCCGGTATTCGATTGTCTGGGGGTTGTCTAATGTCTAAATGGGTTGTCGAGTTTCTTGAAGATGACCCCGAGACGTTATACGTGAGTATTTACGAGCACCGTAAAGAAGGTAGCGCGGGGGCGCGGTTGGACTTGGTAACAAGTGCCCGGTTTTTCGCGTTGTCGGACGCAACTTTTTGGGTGGGACACGAGCTCTCGTCGCTGATGGGGGAGCACTGGTACTAATGCTCACCGCTGACCAGTTTGTGGCGTCTAAACAGCTTGACGAGGCCGGGTGGCTCGAAGCTCGAACTTTAGGGTTGTCTGCTACCACTATGGCTAAAGCTATGACGCCGGCGGGTTTCCGAGACGTTGTGGCGGAGTGGGATAACCATACCCCGATACCTGTAAATGCTTATATGCAGTTTGGGCTTGATAATGAGCCGTGGCTGGCAATGTGGACTAAACAAGTGACGGGTGTTATGCCTAACGACTGGCTGATACGCCACGAGTCGAACCCGATCGCGTTGGCAACACCTGACGGTATTAGCCTCGACGGCGACACTATTGCCGAGATTAAGACGACGGGTAAAGATTGGGGCAGCCTAGATAAAATACCTATCGTGTATATGCGCCAGGTGCAATGGCAGCTCTACGTTACGGGTGCTACTTCGTGCGTCTTTACTTGGTTGTTACGTGAGGAAAGTGACACCGGGGTTATGGTGCCGGCGTGGCTGGAACCTAAGTACGGGTTTATCCCCCGTGACGAGGACATAATAGAGGCTATGGTGGCGAGGTCTGCCGAGTTGTGGCAGGCCATTACTGAGAGAGAAGGGTAAAGGATGACGAGTGTAACAATTACGGTAGAGCTAGACGCTGAGGTTTATTCTTGGCTTTTGGCGGCAGCTAACGGGTCTAAAATGACTGTTAGCGATTTTGCTAACGATATGTTGGAGAGCTATCTGGAGGACAATTATGGCGAGGTTTGATTTATCAAAGTATGCGACGGTGGCCGAGCGTTTAGCTATGCTCGAGGCCGAGTACCCAGATTACCGGTTGGAGACTATCGACTATTCGACGGCTGACGATCGTGCTAAAGGGGTTTGGCGGGTAAAAACGTCTTTGTACTTGACTCGTGAGGATCAACTAGACGGGTTGGCTAAAGCTACAGGTCACGCGTTCGAGGTGGACTCGGCTAACGGGCCACAGGCCACTAGCGCGCTTGAGGTGTGCGAAACGTCCAGTGTGGGGCGTTGCCTTGCCCTGGCTTCGTCTAAGTGGTCGGGCAATAAAGACGACGCTAGTAAGTCGTTGGCGTCGCGTGAGGAAATGGAAAAGGTACAGCGTGGGGCACCGGCACCGGCAACCGTTGAGGCACCGGCAACCTTTTTTGACGACGTAGCTAAAGCTAAGACGGTTGACGAGCTCGAGGCGTTGTGGAACGTGGCAAAAGCGGCGGGTTACGCTGACTTTGTGCGTAAAGTAGTTACCGAGCGTAAGGCAATGATTACAGGGGGTAAAAAGTGAGTAATTGGACTAAGACGGATAAAGCTTTAGCGACTGAGCTGGCGTTGTATGTTGCCGCTGTGAGGTTGCGCGACCCTAAAGTTTATTGGGTTGTGGGCGAGAAGGGTACGCCGTGGCAGCATTATTATTTAAACTCGAGCGCGTTATTTCGTAAAATGCGCCCGTCGAGGCGTCGCCGGGTGGCTGTAGGTGAGTAACCTTACCCCGGCCGACATTATCGACACGTTATCGCGTATCGGTCGTGATATTGACGAGGCTACCGCTGATATTGCCAAGTTGGACGAGGCGGCCGTGAAGGCTAGGGCAGCGTATAAGACGGGTTACGCTCGAGCGTTTTTGACGTGCGAGGGTTCTATGGATGTACGGCGTTATACGGCTGAGCTGGAGATGAGCGATTTAGCGTTTACGGCTGAGCTTGCGGATCAACAACACCGGGCAGCGGTTTCGCATATTCGTTCGTTGCGTGACCGTTTGGAGATTGGGCGCTCTTTGGGCCCGATGATTAGGTTGGAGTGGGGGCAAGCGTGACTAAATGGCGTTGCGAAATAAAACGGTTACACGTGCTTGCAGGTTTTGGTCATAAATGGGGGGTAGAGCTCACTTGGGACACTTACGAGCCGGCTCTAACCGTCCAGGTCTTAAACTTTTGGGTTGTGCTCGAGTGGTGGCCCAAAGACACCGATATCTTTTATTACTAATGTCTGGGGCAAGCTCGAGGCGCAAAGGTAACCAGGCTGAGGTCGAGGTTACTCACGCTTTGGAGCGGGCCGGGTGGACAGCTGTAACGTCGAGGGCAGCGCGTGGCGGTTACCAGTCCGGCGAAGACATTATTACTAATTTCCCGTGCTCGATTGAGGTAAAAAACCAGGCACGTTTAGACCTTGCAGGGTGGTGGGGGCAAGCTGTGGAGCAAGCTAATGATAAACCGCCGGTTGTTGTGCATAAGAGGGTGGGTAAGGGGCAGGCCGAGGACTGGTGGGTAACTATGGACTTGGCTACCCTGTTACGTCTTGTGAGACGCCCTGACGGCTTGTAGTGAGTATCGGTAAGAGATCTAAAAAACAGGTTGAGCGTATCCGGCAGGTTGTGTATAACCGTGACGGTGGTGTTTGTGTTGGCCAAGGGTTTGGGTTGGCTTGCTCGGGTGGGTTGACGGTGCAACACCGGGTTAGCCGCGGGATGGGTGGTAGTGCCCAATACGATACAGAGCCCGCGTGGCTGATTACTTTGTGTTGGGCGCATAACGTGGCGGAAACGTCTAACGCGTCGCTTAGAGAGGCGTACGTGGCTCGTGGGTGGGGTGTACCGAGGTGGGTTGTGGACTCGTGGGCGATTACCGAGGTGCCGGTGAGGTATGTTGACGGTTGGTACGTGCTTGTCGAGGGTGATAGGTTACCGGTTACCGAGAGAGAGGTTCGAGAGATTATGAGGGCAATATATGGGTGAGGTATCCGAGGTCGACACCGACCTAAAGTTTTCGATAATCCCCGAGTGGCTTTTAGACGCTGATATAAGCCACGTCGCCGTCCGGGTGTACGCGATTATCGCCAGGTATGCAGACAACCAGACACTTACCGCGTGGCCGTCGAGGGCGACAATAGCCGAGCGGGCAAAGTGCACCGTAAAGTCTGTGGATCGTGCCGTAGCTGAACTAATCCAGTTGGGAGCTCTCGGCAAAGAGTTACGCAACGACCACGAGGGACAAAAGTCCAGCCTTTACACTCTCAAACGGGTTAAGAGGGGGGCGACAAAAACGACCCTGGGGGGGCGACAAAAACGACATCGGGGGGGCGACAAAAACGACACACGAACTATAACCAATGAACTAGACCCAATTAACTATATAAAAGAGTTTGATAATTTTTGGCAGTCATACCCGAAAAAGGCTGATAAGCGGGTGGCAGAGAAGGCTTTTATCAAAGCTCGCAAGAGAGCAACTTTAGACACGATCCTTGCCGGGGTTGTTTGTTACCGGGATGACCCTAACCGTAAACCCGAGTTTACGAAAAACCCGGCGACGTGGCTTAACGCTGACGCTTGGCAGAATGAGGCTTTGGCAGCACCGGCACCTACGAACGATTGGGGTAAACCGTTGAGGCCGCCGGCTGAGTTGCCAGACGCAAGGGCGTGGGTTAAGGCTATGCACGCGATCGGTGAGCACTGGGAATGCAGGGCGGGTGAGTTCGGTTGTCGGTAACAGAGCTGAAAGCGTTTTGGATGAAACCGGGGTATTGGCCTATGTCGGATGAGGCGATAGCTGATTTATGTAACGGTGACGCTACCGAGGATATTTTTTATTTACGTGGTAATACTTGGCTTATCCGTGTGACCGATCACCAGGGGGAAAAATGTTAGAGGTTGGTAACGCTCGAGTTTTTTTGGGCGATTGTCGTGAGGTTTTGAAGGCGTTGCCGGATAACAGCATCGATTCGGTGGTGACGGATCCCCCGTATGAGCTGGGGTTCATGGGGAAGAAGTGGGACTCGGCGGGGATTGCTTACGATGTGACGGTGTGGGAGGAATGTTTGCGGGTGTTGAAACCTGGCGGGCATATTTTGGCGTTCGGTGGGTCGAGGACTTTTCACCGGATGGCTGTGGCTATTGAGGATGCAGGGTTCGAGATTCGGGACAGCATTGCCTGGATGTATGGTTCGGGATTTCCAAAATCCTTGGACGTGGAAAAAGCTATCAACAAGGCTGGCGGAGATGGGTCTGCTTTTGCTGGCGTTGGTACAGCGTTGAAGCCTGCGTTTGAGCCGATTGTGGTGGGGCGGAAACCGTTTGGGAAAGGTTCGACGGTTGCGGCGAATGTTCTTGAGCATGGTGTGGGTGGGTTGAACATTGACGCGAGCAGAATAGGGACAGAAACAATTACTTCACATGGCGCTCAAATTGACGGCGTGGGGAAAGAAAGCGTCAAAGGTTCTGTGTTTGGGAATGGCACGCGGGACTATGTGACACCTGCTAGGCAGGGTCGTTGGCCTGCAAATGTAATCCTTGACGAGTACAGTGCGGGGCTACTCGACGAACAGAGTGGGGTTCTAACGTCTGGGGCAAAGAAGCCGTGGGTAAATGGTTCGGTGGCGAGTAAGACGGTTGCCTCATTCTCGGCGGGGCTTGAGGGTAAAACGCGCGACTACACTGCCGATAAAAGTTCTGGTGGGGCTTCCCGCTTTTTTTATTGTGCGAAGGCTAGTAAGCGTGACCGCAACGAAGGGCTAGAAGGGTTAGAACCGCGTAACGCTTACAAGAAGGGCGGGGTTGGCGGTACTGGTGGCCACCGCAGTGTTAGCCAGGCGGAAAACGCAACCCCGAAACAGAATTTTCATCCAACGGTGAAGCCAACCACCCTAATGCGTTACCTAATCAAACTTGTTACACCTGCCGGCGGGACGGTGCTCGACCCGTTCACAGGTTCAGGGTCTACAGGTAAGGCTGCGCTACTCGACGGGTACAAGTTTGTGGGTGCAGAGTTGACGGAAGAATATCTGCCAATCATTGAGGGCAGGCTAAAGTGGGCTTTACAACAACAAAGCGAAAATGGGGGAAAACTATTTTGAGCTGGCAGGCTGAGCTACTGGGTATAAACCTGGACGAGCTCGAAAAGGAACGGTTTGGTACGTACGATAACGAGCGAGCTCACCACTTGCACGAGGTAAAGGCAGCGGTGTGGACTAACCAACCTGTACGAAAACCGAGACCGTCTAAATGGGTTAGCGTTAACGAGGCTGCCGACCTTGTTTATTACCACCGTTCCACAATTTTACGGTGGCGCGAGTATGGTAAAATACGGCACTGTATGCAAAAAAATAAGATTATGGTCGACAAACGAGACGTTTTGCGACACGCTAGAAGATTATATACCGCTACTAAAGTTACAACGGTGTAATACGCTGTTTTAGGTAAACAATTTTAGGGGGTAACAATGGCTAAGATTAGCCTTCACAACGTACAGGTAACCCGAGTGTTTTGGGATGGTAAAGGGGCCGAGGTTTCTGAAAAGTACAAAGCTCGCGGTATGGACTTTACCGACCGTTACAGTTGCTTTTTTGACGAGCCCCACAACCTGCCCGAGGGTGCGCTTATTAGTGTCGAGGGTTTACTTGGGTTGAAGATTGACGAGTACACGAAAAAAGACGGCACACAAGCTCAGACGATTGCCCGGACAATCAACAACCCGAAGGTAACCGCCAACGACTCACCCCCCTCGGACAAAACCGGGCCGGCCGCCATCCTCGAGCAATGGCCCACCGCAACTATTGGCCAGGGCAAACCAGTAGACGAGAGTGCACCCTTCTAACGACGGTGACGACTTGCTAAACCTTGTCGATCGCCTAACACAACCCCACAAGTCTGGGGTAATAGTTTGGGACGACGACGGCACCGAGCAAAAGGTTTACATTAGCCACGACCCCTTACTAAAACAGTTACGGCAACTTGTGCACTCAAGTCTTGGCTCCTCTGTCCAGGGGGCAGGGCTCGCCTCTGAGCGTAACGTTATCGACTCTGACGCGCTCGACCAATACGAGGCACTCAAACGGCAGATACGCCGGCTTTACGGTGAGGTGTCAGACGCTAAACCGTTCCCCGAGCCCGAGAGCAACCTTAGACAGTGGTATATCGGCTTCAAGCGCCAGGTAGAGGCCCGTAAAGTCTCCGAAGACGTTGTGGCCGACAAAACCCGCAAAATTGCCGGGATGGTGTACGCAATAGAGAACAAACTAAACCCGCCGACTATTTTAGAGATCACGGCAGCCTGTCCCCGTTGTGGCGCAACACACTCTAACGACGAGCAAGGGGTTTACCGTCGGGCTATCCTTATCGAGTCGAGGGTGGTGCAATACCGATCGTTAGATAACAGTAAAGCTCGCTGTATTGCTTGCTTCGCTGTTTGGTTGCACGGCCGCGGTATGCGCCAGTTGCGTTACGAGATTGACCACGCCGAAGATACACAACACGCCGGCACCGAGGACGT